ACGTAGCTCCAAAGCCCAAAGATTGGCTAGTAAATAGCCTCTCCGTTCATCCTGGTGAGTCAAGCTCACCTCCACGACGTTAGGAACTCTATACCCCTCAAACCCGAGGGTTTTTGGGTGAGTCCTTGCGACGTTGGGCGTGGCTTCATCAAAGCTTGAGACGAAGCCACCGTCGCCGTATCCATCAGGAATTCTCAGTCGAAACCGAGAAGGAACCTGTAGGACAAGGCGATCGAACACTCTCTTAAACTTACCATCACAGGCGAGATGTGAACAACGCCTGCTGGCTAGTCGTCGGATTGCGTTCGCCAGTCTGTAAACAGACGGAATGGAGTGAATCCTATCTTTAAGATAGATGGGTTTTATGTCGCTACCGAGATAATAATGGGCTCCACAACTTTCGCGAAAAGGAGAGTTCACATAGCTCTTCTTTTCATTAATGCGAAAGCCGTAAAAGCTCATCATCTCTGCAAAGACGTGAAAGGCGGAAGATGGCAAAACAACGTCATCTCCATAAGCGTTTACACGCTCACGGGTACCCATATACTCTGCGCAGCATTTTGCAACTGCATAGAATATTAGGGTCTCCAGTTCAAATGTGTAGCCGTTCCCCATACTGGAGAACTTCTCCCATTTGTACTGTTTGCCTTTCAAAAGTCCAAAAGGTGATCGACATGACTCCAATATACTAAACCAACGCCGAGGTAACAACTCCTCGACAACGGAATAGGCTATAGAGTCACTCGCCGAAGAAAGATCCACAGTAGCAAGCGAGTTGGTAATACTACCAATACGCGCAAGCTCCTGATTCACATTCTGACGCGAGAGGTCGACACCCCACCTAACTAGACGACGCCTAATCATATCACCAATAGACTTCTGGAACCATAAATTCATTCCAGGTTCTATAGCGATAACTCGATTAGTCGACGAATCTTTAGGGACGGTCACCACTTTATTACCGGTTTGATAGGTTGGAAAACCTACCGAAACCAAATGAGAATACCAGTTGGGATAAGCTCCTTCTAGTATCTCATCGGTAACAAGGGCGTGTAGATCTCGTGTTATTCCAGTTTCTAACTGGAACTTATTGGTAGCACTGGCATCTCTTCGCTTTACAAGCGTTGAGGCACCAGGACCCCAATCAGGTGAAGAGAAAATTTCTTCCGCCTCATAGTCTCCAAGGATAAGTTCGATTTTTCGCTTAACTGCACTATGCAGTTTAGCGGTCCGACCTTCATAGAAGGCAGGACTCGTTCTATTCCGGAAAAGACTATTTGTACCTTTGCAAAGAAGTTCGAATTCCATGAACTTCTTAAAAGCAGCCTCATCCAGATCTTCGTCCAAAGAAAAATCTTTGTACTTAGATAAGAATTTGGTTGCAGCATAGGCATCTCGACAGCTGACCATATCACTATAGTCAGCCGGATTGAACGTGAGTTTAGCTAACTGTGAATGCTCGTTATGTTTCCATAACAAGTAACACGTTAACGCTCGCGGACAATCGAGAGCTTCGAAGAAATCCTCGACAACTGCAGGATTGAATCCCGAAGGCACACGGTAACTGACCAAGTCCTTTATGAACTTGGAACCATACTTCTTAGAAGACATGGTAATCCCTTTCCTAACTTAAATAGGTTGATGTATGTTACCAAAGCCCTTTAAGGCTAAGGTTAGTACGGCCTATCAAAGTTGATAACGGCAGTCCGCAATGGAGTAGCCGTCGCATCAGACGGTAAAGCATCTGACGCCGTGATCGTTGTAAACAAGAGCGAGGCCAGTTGACTAAGCAATACAGTCCGCTCGGCCGACGTGCTACGCTCTGGCAACAGGAAGTCGACGATAGCCTGGCAGTCATAGGCCTTCTGTGAGGCAGGAGTAAACCCGCTCACATTAGTACCGCTAACTGCTTCTAGCGTCGGTAGGGACAGTTTAGCCGTCACTTTGTAAACGCGGCTCCCCTTGGTAGGGGGACGGGTCGACATAGTGAAGCTAGGAAAACCAACGGCGATTCCGCCAGATTGGTCTTCCCACCGTGCAACCCCAGGGACGACATATCCAATGGGGGTGTACGTCTTGTCTACTCCGACCGTAGCGCTCGTTGTAAGAGCGGTTGTGGAAAGGATAGTAGACAGTTTCAAGTCGCCGAAGGCTGACATTGATAATTACCTCAAGAAAGATAATAGCCAGTCTGATGAATTAGAAGGCAGACCTCATCAACGCTATGGCATTCAGAGCATGCGTAACGGAAAACGGATTTTTAAGCACAGGTGGCTTCATAGTAGGAAACGCCGTAAGGCGAGACCTACGAAGGCGCACACGCTGGCCAAAATACGACCCATACGCTTCCTCTGCTGTGTCAGGCGATGCTGGGAGACTACCCGACCAATTCACTGACGAAGATGTTATCCTCTTGCCATAGTCGGTTTGGAATCCATCGACAAAGACCAGACCTCCCCACGCTGAAAGCGTTTCGAGGTAAGGTCCAATCGGTAGAAACCAATCGACGACAAAAGAATAAGGTAATAACTCCCATGTCAGATTCACGGGGTTAGTAAAGCCGGTCTGGCCAAGGAAAGAGTGCAACCTATTATCTATCGCGTACCGTAACCCAATACGAGTCGAGTAATTGGTAATATACTGTATAGTACCAATTTTAAACGAACCGTTAAAGGGATGGTTTACGTTAGCATAGGAGACCTCTCTTTTCGAGGCTGACCCAGTCACCATGCGAATACTCCCGCGGGTATCAGTATGATACTTAGCGAGGGCCTTCACCGCTCCGTCGATATCATTAAGTAAAGGCTTCCACCCGTATTGGAACGCAAGCCAATTATTGGCAAGCGAACCGCCACGTTTGGGTTCCCGACCTTTCTGAAATCTAGGAGTCGAAGACTGCCATAAAACATCAATAACACCAGGAATGTTTCCATTCCGGGCAGCATTTGCAGCTTTACTCATACGAGTGGCGGCATCAAAGATGACGTCAACCGTACGGTTAGCTTGCGCGATGTCTTGCGCGAGATTACCGTCAATCCCGCGTTCGGAACGTTTAATCACGTTCTGAATGGCTTTATTCGCGATCTCGGAGTTAAATCCTGGATCGGATGGTAGGTCTGCTGAGATTAACTCGTTAGGATACATCACCCAATAACTTCCAAACCCATTGCTCTTACTCTTTTCAGAGTAGAAACATTGAGTAGGTTGTGATAAGGTGAGATCCACGCTATGCGGATTAACCGGTAGCGCACGACGTCTAAGGCTGCCAAAGTTGGGAGTTCTCGAGCCGGTCCATGTTCGCCGAAACAAATCCCACAGAGCGGAGGTATTACGAATAATATCCCCGTTAGTGGTTATGCGACGGCTAAACAGAACGACTTGTCGAACTTCCGGACTAGGGCGGACTGTTGACTTATTCTCAGACCAACCTCGCCGCTGCTTTACAGATCGGCGGACTCTAGACCGAGATTTATCTCTAAGTCTAGGGAGATGTACTCTAGGACGAACCGACAGTAGCCCTCTACGTTGATGATTAGTCTTCGTAAAGGAGTACGCCAGAGGGTCTTTTGAGTAGCGAATTATCCCATCTTTGTCTCTGAAACGGTAGAGATAGAAGACACGGAAACCAGCCTTTTTCTCGTGAGGGAAGAGGTGTATGAACGGGAGTGGATTAGATATACTAACCCATCCCGAATCATACACATTCTCTTTACGATAGAAGATCTGGAGTCTATGCGCTTCGTCTCCGCCTATCATGAGATTTGATGAGACTTTCGCACGGCTCAGAATGTCATCTCTCGCAGCTATCATGTCGGGCGGTAATGGCACGTTGGTCTCTCCTATATAATAGTAGAGGCTATTAGCACCAGAAGTCGCTCGGCAAGACTGAGCACCCTATTATAAAAAGTATCGCAGAGGGAACAAGTTATGCCGGTGGAGAAGTAGTAGCAGATCAAAAGACCTGTTACATACGCTCCAAGACAAATGAAGTAAAGTACGAGAGCTAAAAACTCGTACGATACGAACTTGTCAAACCAACATACCTTAACCTTCATAGATACTCCTATATAGTAGGGTCGCCAAGGGGCAACCCAAGGCTAAACCCCCCTGTCAATGCTCCCGAGGTAGGGAGAGTAGCTTTTAGCTACTTGGTTCCTGTTTCCCCACGTCGACCTAGTTTACACTAGGAAGTGTGAGGAGATGGATCCACATGGACCGG